GTAGTAGGTTTAGAGAAGAACGTTTTCAGGTAAAGTGTTCTACTTGTATTCGTTTGTTTAGTAAAACATCTAAGTATCACCTACATGAACTTGCTAACATTGTTGATGGTAAAAGATTCCCATGTTGTAATAAGCCTAGTTTCATAACTATGAAAGGTAAAAGACCAACAATAGGTTCAGGTATTGAAGGTGTATTATATCATAATACAAAGAACCCTGATAACATGATTGATGATTCTTATTTATATCTACGAGTTAAAGACTTAAATGATACTTACTTTCATCCTCTTAATAGAAATGACGTAGTTCCTAACTATGTTTCTGCAATGACGTTAGAGGGATTATCTAGTTATACTCCTGATTACAGGCATTATGCTAGTTCTATTATTAGTAAAGCAGAACCTATTTATGACGCAATGGGTTGGGATATAACCCAAATATACCGTGATAGAAAACAAAGTAGTGTGGAGGATTGGTTTTGAGAAGTAGATTTTACAGTGGTTTATCTTGGTCTAACAAGCGTAGGGCTGATAAAATAATCGCTCTCTATAATAAGTACTTTAACAAAGAAGAAAAAAGAGATGACGTAGTTGAACTGAAAGAGGATTTCATAGCACAAACCGTGTTGTTCAATGAACCTAAGTTTGTCTTGGGTTATTCCGTATATGTAGAAAACGGAATGCCTAAGATGAACGTAATAGAAACCCCTCCACCGGAACATGGTAGAGACTGTAAGTGTGATAGGTGTATCATTGCTAACATAGAAGAAGTAGAAAAAATAATTAAAAAGAGGAATAAAAATGAGTAGACCTGCAAGCAATACAAAAGAATATACATATAAGTGGAATGCCCAAACATATGGAGACGATAGTCTTCCTATATTGAAGATAAGTAAATCTTCGTTTGGTTCTTTTCAGTGGTGTCCTAAGAAATATCAGTTCAATTACATTGAGCAAAAACCACAGGACACAACTGAGGCAATGTACAAAGGTACTATTGCACATAATGCTAGAGAAGCATTCTTTGATGAGTTTGATATATCTAAAGCAGAAAACATGACTCATGATGAATTAACTAATTATTGTTATACCTTGTATCCTTTAGATGAAATGAGTAGCGTTTATGAAACGATGGCAACATATGAAGCAAAGAGATTTATGGATGCTAAGGAAGCAGGAACATTAGATAGTTTCCTACCCGTAATTAACGAAGCAATGATAGATGCTAAGATTACAATACGAAGAGAAGACTATCCTTCTATTAGATTAGAAAGAGATTATGTTGTTCACCTTCAAGGTATTATTGACAGGATGTTTCAGGAAGGAGAAGCATATATTCCTATGGAATTAAAGACGGGGTTATGGAAGGAATACAAGAAAACTCCAATGCGTAAAGAAATGGCTTTCTATAAACTTCTATTTGAGAACTGTTCTGATGAACGTATTGAAGAACTCGGTTTAAGTAGAGATAATGCTATAACACATTGGGCTTGGTATTTTCCTGTTTCCAATCATATGTATGTGGAAGAGGCTAAGAAGTCAAGTGTAACCGCAGTATTGAAGGGTATTGCTAATTTGATTCATGCTTACGAGAGAAATATATTCCCTACAAAGTATAGTGCTAGGACTTGTCCAACATGTAGTTATTATTCAATATGTGATACTGCTACCGAAGATGGGTGGCTATAATGAAAGATACTTGGACTATAAGAATAATATATTTTATAGGTAGAGTATCTACTATAATTAAAAGGTGGAAAAAATGAAATGGAAAGAATATTTTAGAAGAAAGAAAGAATATAGAGAGAGGCATAAAAAATGAAAGATAAAGTAGAAAAAATATTAAGTTCTAGAGAATGGACTTTTGCAGATTTAACTAACATGAATCAGTTGGTAAAAGATTTCTCAGAAGAGATATATACACAGTTAGATGCTAAGGAAAAACTAACTATTGTATGGGAAGAAGAGATATTTCAAAAAACTATTAGATTTGGGAGTTTCTTTCAAAACCTAGTAATAGAACAAATACAATTAGAAGTAGCAAGCATACTTCAAGAACAACTACTAAGTGCAAATGTAAACTTTGGTAATAATAAAAATAAGGAGGATGAAACAAATGAGGTTTCCGAGAGTAGTGTGGGCGGGGAGTCATCTCCCAAACGCTCCGCAAATGAGAAGAAGAGTAGTAAAAACAAAAAGTGAATATATTAATTGGTTCAACCAATACAATGGTAAAATGAATTGTTATACTACTGTATATGATTTTGAAGATATTAATGACAATACTCAGATTGATTCTTCTGTTATTCTTGACAGAATGTTTCTAGATTTTGATGCTCACGATAAACCACTAGAATTAGCACACGAAGACTTCGTATCAGTTGCTAAAAGACTAGAAGAACAAGATATCTTGTTCAGAAGTTATTTTAGTGGAAAGGGTTTCCATATTATTGCTAAGGGAGAACGAGTCACTGATATTAGAAGCATTCAGCAGTATTATTCCGAATTGGCTAAAGATTATCCTACACTTGATAGGACTGGTATTCAGATAACTAGATTGCGTAGAATACCTAACTCTATGAATCTAAGTAGTACTTATGGTGATGATAAGTCTTACTTCTGTACTCCTGTTAATTACAAGTTAGGAGATTTAGATTTAATACTTGAAACTGCAAAGACCATGACTCCTATTGATATAGAATATGGTTCAAAGAAGATAGTATTCCCATCTGTCAAACCAATAGAAGTATCAGACATAGAAGTTGAAATGCCTAAGCCTATTGGTAAAATACCAATACTACCTTGTTTGAATAATGCTATTATGGTTGAAAACCCTAGTCATTATGCTAGAGTATATCTTATTCAGTGGTATAGAGATTTACTTAGTGGTAGAGAAAGAAACTTACCTTTAGAACAACAGGCTGAATTGATTAATACTGTTATGTCTGAACTAAAAACTATTGCTAGTAGAGATGAAATATGGTTAGATTGGGATGAGCATGTTACTAGAAAATACGTTACAGGAATAGTTTCAAAGGGTTATCATGCCCCTAGTTGTAAGACGCTTATACCTCAAGGGTATTGTATCGGTAAATGTTGGAGGTATTGTGAATGAATTATTTAAGAAAATATACTTGTAAATTATGTGGAGAAACCTTTCAGGGATTTGGACATATGTTATCTAAAGGTGGCTATTGTTGTGATAAGTGTAATCTTACAAAAGTATTACCTGCTAGATTTAGAGGTGAGCATTTATGAAACTAATAATAGATAGCAGAGAAAACTCAGAACTTACAGAGAAAGTAATTGAAAAGGCTCAAGAGTATAATATTCAATACGAAAAACAATTCATAGAGATTGGAGATTATGTTTTCAATGACGTATGTTTTGAAGCAAAGTCATCCTTTGATTTCCTACAATCTATTGTAAATAATAGGTTGTGGAATCAAATGGATAATATGGATAGAGCCTTTACCAATAACTTAGTTATTGTATATGGTTCGTTTGATGCGGCGTTCAGGAAACATTCTGATTACAGTAAATCAACAATGAACAAGGCAACTCAAAGAGTTATACTAAAGAAAAAGTTTTACGGTGCTATGGGTAAAATTATACTTGACACCGATTGTGCTTTACTTTGGTTTAAGGATGCATTAACTGCGGCTGACATGATAGCAGTTGTTTGTAAGATGCAACCGCATGATAGGGAGGTTTATACTCCTAAATTAGTAAAAAAGAGAAAGATTAGTACCGCAGACTTGCGACTTGATGTACTAACCATGATAAAAGGGCTAAGTGAGAAGAAAGCAAAGATGCTTTTGGATGAGTTTGGCTCTATTATGGAAATAGGAGAAGCAACGTCTAATGAATTGTGTGCATTAGATGGAATAGGTAATGTATTAGCAAAAAGAATACATGACACACTAAATAAAGAAGAAAAAATGGAGTTATAATATGAATAAGAAAGAAGATGAAATGATAATAAGCGATAATCCTGAATTAGAAGCAGAAATAGATAGAATGTACTATGAATCTCTAGAAGAAGGAAGAGAATACACTAAAACTAGTAAAATACCTAAAGTTGTAGAGAAATATGTAACAAGTGCAGTAGAAGTTTCGTTAAATAACGAAGTTCCTGCAATGTTATCGTATTATAATCTACTAGGACAGATATGTAAGGACTTTGTATGTATTCCTTCAGGTAGAAGAAGAATAGATACTAGATTACAAGTAATTGTCATGCAAACTAGTGGTACTGGTAAGACAGAACTGTACAATTTTTATGGGCCAATAGCAAAAGAAGTGTTTAAACAATTAAATGAAAGGTTTCCAACAGATAATCTTGAAGAAAATAATAGAACAGGTACAGGATATACTGTTGCTGAGATTAAAGATACTACTGATGCAGGTTTAATTGGTTCTATGGGAACTGAAGAACAAATTGTAGTTGACGATGAAACAGGTAGAGAAAGAAAGGTAGAAGTCCCTGTACAAATATACGGTGAGTTAGAAGGCGGTGGCCTACTAGTTTATGATGAGTTTGCAGATTCAGGGATATTCAAACAGAGTCAACATCAGAACAAAGTTGTTTTGTATATCAACACTTTTATGAACACTCTATGGGGTCAAAATTGGATAATTACCAAGAGGCTACTAAAGGGTGGTTTGATGGAATGTAGAAGTAGGCGTTCAATGTGGGCTACTACATACATACCAAAATCATTGACTCATGCTATTACTGAAACAGGTGCAATGCAACGTTCTTTAATATACATTAGAGAAGTTCCAATTAGTGAACAGAACTATGTTAGAAATAAGATAGCAGATTCTTACGGAGTTATAGATGATGCAGATACTCCTATAATGGGATTTGCAGGTTCTTTTGTTAAGATATACGAAACTCTGAAACAACATTACGAAGAAACAGGTGAAGACCCTTTGAGAACAATTACTTTTGGTAAAGGATTCAATGATGCTGTTAAGAATGAAACTTGGAAGTTCCAAAACTTTGTACAAGGTAGCAGACCTGCGGTTATGGAGATAGCAAACAATTTTATCACTAGAATGCAAGGAATGATGGTTAAACTAGCAGTTCTTTCATGTATTGCTGAATCAGGTACTACTATCAAAAAGAAAGAAAACCGCTTTATTGTAACAGAAAGACATGTTACCCAAGGGGCTTATATTACTCGACAGTGTTATAAATCGCTTGTATCGTGGCTTGACTTAGCACTTAAGGCAGACCACAAGAGTATTCAAGACAGAGCAAAGGTAGGAGAGTTCAAGAAAGCGTTTAATGATTTAGTTAAAACGCCAAATGCTAGGACAATTGATGGAGACAAATGGGTGAATAAAACTATCATGTTAGCACACGTTATGAAGACAGCACGAAGAGGACAAGCCCAAGTATATAGAAATTACAAACAGATATCGGAGAACTTTGATGAAAAGAGAGTAGGCAGATATGGTTATGTAAAATTAAAAAGGAGTGATGAAAAATGAGCAAGACAACATATGAAAACCAATTTTTGGTATTTGACGTAAGAGATGGCCCAAAGGTAATTATTGAACAACTTAATGCCTTTGGTCAAGATGGTTGGGTATTATCCACCATGTTGAACGTAGGTGACACGCAGATTGTTGCGTTCCTAACAAAAGGAAACGTAAAAGATGCACCTAACCCAAAGCAGTCAGAACAACAAAAGATTGCTAACCTATGGACTATTGGCGATAAATCAGACAAGGATGAAGAGTAGATGAGTTCAGTTCTAGCAATTGACTTAGAGACTAAGAACTTCTCTTATGAAATAGGAGGTTGGGACAATACTCACATGTTTCTTGTATCAACAGTTTGTACTTGGGATGGAGATAAAGGTACAATATACATTGATAAATCTGTTGATGACTTAGCAAAAAGCAATGTTCAGATTAAACCATTGGCTCAACTTAAGTTTGATTTAGATGACCACTTTGAAAAAGGTGGTAAACTACTTGGTCATAATATCAGAAACTTTGACCTGCCTGTATTGAAAAATGCTATGGATATATACTGTATAAAAAAGTATTTTGACAGTGAAGCATATATTGATACTAGTGCAATCCTTTCTAAAGAACACAAGGAAAGATATAGTTTGAACAACTTAGTTCATCATACTCTTGGTACTGAGAAACTAATGGATAGTGCTGATGCCCCGATAGTTTGGAAAGCAGGTGGTTATTCTGAAGTAGCAAAATACTGTTTGAGTGACTGTGAATTAGTATATGACCTATGGAAACATGGTGTTAACAACAAAATGGTTAAAGGTTTCTCCCTAGAGGAAGAAATAGTAAAGGACTTGGAGGTTGAGTGGTAAATGGATACTTTTGAAATTATTGCATGGTTTATTTTTGTTATTGTTATCTCATTGCTTTTCTTTGCGGCATTCGGAAATAGTAAATATTCCGAAGAAAGTATTGAAGAATATATGGATAAACTAATTGCAGAAGAACGGGGCAGAGGAAATGGCCCTGCGTGAAGTTTGTAGATATTGTAATCAAACAACAATAGCAAGACGCATCAAAGGCGTTTATGTTGGTAGTCTTGATGAAATCAAGATATGGCAATGTAGAGAATGTAAAGCATTATGGTCGGATAATTAATTCCGGCCATAGTGCCTCTTTTTTTTATTGCAAAAATCTCATTCGGAAATAAAAGCATACTCTCCATTATATTAATAATAGAAATAAACTGTTATTTATGAAAACCACAAAAGGGTAGCCAATTCCAGCCAACTCCCTTGCCTCGGCAAAAAAACTTTCAAAACTAGTAGTTTATTTCTATTAAGTGCAAAAAGTAAATTAACCTTCGGTGTATTTTTTACACTTGTGGGAGAGAGGGGAGTAATGATGAACAGTATTATCTCTTCTTTACTTTCGATGTTCGAGTCGGAGGATGATATTTTTGAATAGGTTAGCACTACCATTTGACCTTTTAATAGGTATCATTGCTTGGGGGAGAATCAAATTGTAATTCGCAGTACTACTGCGTATTCGTTATTTTTATGTGCGTATAAAGGGGGGGTTATTTAGTGGAAAAAAGAAAACATCACAATGGTTCATGTAAAATGTGGAAAGCATTCATGAAAGAAGCGTTTGAAGATTGGGATTAGTATGAATGAAGATTATTGGGAAGCACAAATAGAAGGTTTTGAAAATCAATTCAAGAAACCTATTTGGAGAGATTACTTAGAAACTCAACGTAAGTTATTAGACGAAGTATTTTCTTTAGGTTTAGATTAACAATCTTCGCCTTCTGTAAAACCATCTTTTGTCTTTAAGTCAATGTAGCATTGTTTAATTATATTGTATTGAGTTTTAGCGGTAGACTCACTCATTAAAAAATTACCATTAAAACCACCAATAGGAGATGCACCATCAGCATAGGCATCATCCGATGCGTATATTTTACCATTGTATTGTACAGGAAATGTTTTATTTCCTTCTTCATCTACTTCTTTATTACATCTAGTATCGACTATTACACAATGAGCATAATCACAAGTTATTCCATAGTTTGTTTCGTATTCAATTTTTAGTGCCATTTTAATCCATCCATGTTGGTGCATCGGGATAGTGTTGTCCGAATCCCAAAGGTAATTCATCCCCTACTATCGTAGCAAGCGTAGCAGGAAAATCTAATAACTCTTGTCTATACGTTGCTAATTCAGTTTTTTGTGTATCTGTTAGACTATTATACAGAAGTGGTTTACTTTGATAATAGTCCACTCTTTTTTCTAGCCAATAATCTCTACCTGCTCTTACTTTTTGCCACGCTTCATCCATTGTTATAGTTCCGAAATATTTGTATGTCATTTAATCACCTCAGTTATTTGTTCTAAATCTAAATGTAACTCTTACTCTTCCTATTTGGTTTTGTGAAGCATAACCACTAGTAGCCGCATCGTGTAATGTTAGGTTAAATGTTTCACCGGCATCGAAAGATACGTTAGGAGTAAAACTCTTTTGAACATGATTACCACCACTACCACTCATATTAAATGTATATCCGGTAGTAAGTTCAGTTCCGTTCTTGTCAATTCTTACTGTAAAGTTTCCACTACCTGTTTCAGCACCTACGTTTCCTATCCAAAAGTGCATCTCTTCTAAGGTGCAAGCCTTCGGTAAGATAGTTTCCGTTCCTATTGTTCCTGAATCTGAGTTAGTATTATTATTCATACCTGCACCAAAAGAAAATCTTTTACCGTTTCTAAGTGAATCAGTAAAGTATTGGTCGTTCCATTCAGCAACTATGTAGAAATCAGTTCCCTTAACATTACCATCCGAATCTCCTGTAATCCAAGTAACACCACCATCACCGGAACTTATTGATAACTGGTCGTTTCCTGTTGCCGTTACATCTGCCGCACCGATAACGACATTGTTTGAGCCTGTTGTAATGTTTCCCGCTTCGTGGCCGATTGCGATATTGTAAGATGCGCTCGTTAGTGCATCGAGTGAATAATTTCCAATTGCTACGTTCTTTTGACCACCTGCAACTGAACCACCGAGAGCATCATAACCAATTGCTATATTATCGCTTTCTGTATCTGCGGCATCCAAAGCCTGTGTACCAATAGCGATATTTCTAAGACCTGTTGTATTTGCTTCTAACGATTTATAGCCTAAACCAATGTTATAATCACCTGTTGTAATAGCCTCTAATGATTCATTACCAATTCCTATGTTATTATTAGCCCCGCTACTATTACCATTAGAACCATAAAGTGCTTTATTTCCAATACCAATATTATTACTACCATTTCCTTGTGCGCCGTATCTTAAGGTGTCGCTTCCGATTGCTACATTATATGCGCCTGTTGTACTTTGACCGTAAGCACCTTGCAGTGCTTGTGGGCCAATTGCTAAATTGTTATATTCTGTTGTACCTCTTTCTAATGCACCTTTTCCAATACCAATATTACCGCCGCCTGTGGTAATGTATTGACCTGCATTTAACCCCATGAATACATTTGCATCTCCGGTAGTAACTGATGTTCCGGCGTTAATTCCTACTGCGGTATTCCAATTACCACTACTTGCAGTTAAAGAATCTAAAGCACCACTACCTAATCCTATGTTAGAAGAAGCAGTAGTAATTGCATCTGATAAATCATCAATAGCAGAAGCACCACCACCACCACCTGCTGCTTCTAAACTAATTTGTGTATTAGCATGGTCGTAAGTTAATACATAATTATCTTGGCCTGAACCTACTGTTTGGTCTACATCAAATTGAAAGTTACCTAAGTTTACTTGACCTGTTCCATTTGGCGTAATACTAATATC